ACAAGGGAATCCTCCAACGAGGAGGTCGGCATCAGGAAGGTCTCCAGCGGAAACATTTCTAATATCTCGTCCGTCAGGTTGTTCTCCGAAGTTTCGGGCATAAATACTCCTAGGTCTCTCTAACCATTCGTTAGCCCACACGCACTCATGACCTGTTCTTTCAAGTCCAAGTCGGAAGGCTCCGATGCCAGCAAAAAGTTCTATGAACTTCATTAGACAAGGGGTTTCGCTGGTCGTCCTCGTCTACGAATTAGTTTGCCTTCGCCGTCGTACTCAGGTACTCGAGAAATATCGTTGCGAATAATTTTGTAAATTAACTGCTCTGATACTCCCATGGCTTCAGCAATTTCACGATAGGTAATGCGTTGCTTTCGCAATCTAAGAATCAACTGCTTGCGACGCTTTCCTAAATCTTGAATCTGTGTTTGGTGTGTTCGGATAGCATCGGTCAATAGTTTGACCTCATCTAATCCTTTGCCATCTAACTCTGTTGCTTCCATAACCGTACTCATATCGCTTCTCCTTCTTCGAACAGGCGTTCGACAGCATCATCAAACTTCACCTTCTTTTCAATCTGATTGGCGGTAGCCACAAACTCAAGTTCTATTTTTATGATAGATTTTTTGTAAGCAATTAGCATAGCAATATAAAACGGTAGTATAAATAAACTAGCGATTGCTAAACCAACTGTTGTCCAAATAATTTCCCAGTTCAATATGTCCTCTCTTTCTTGACTCCTCGTAGATAAAGCACTAAAGAATTTTTGTCATTCTTTGGCGGTAAATAAATTAACGACCTGACATACTGCGAAGAATCATCGGGAAGAACTCCCGCATCAACGAGTCCGTCAATAGCCGCTTTGACTGATGGATTACACGCTCCTACATCTTGAGGACGACCACCTTTCTGATGAGGTTCAACCGTGACGCTAATCCACGCCATAGGCGGTATCTTCTCATATTTAGCCAAGAGTTGAAAACCCACTCGCCAAGCCTTTGTGAGTTTCGCCCTGTCCCAGTTATTGCCTGTTCGCCTATCATTGGTAAGCCAAGGGCGCTGTTCGAACTCAAGACGATAAATCGTCTGTTCGCTTTCATCAAGCCTACAAAAACATTCCATGGCTCAAGCATGAGGGTTTGTCCACTTCATGTCCAGTTGGGTTTTATGTCCATTGTTATGAATCTTCCACCACAGACCAGTTTCATCTTGAAATGGAATCTCTTCAGCCGACTCAATCTTTTGAATCAAGTATCCGAGTTCACGGGCTTTGGCTCTATTTGATTCTACCCATCCATGACAACCGCTTGTCCCTGTCCCACAAAGTACAATCAGGTTTGCCATTTCATGAAGCATTTCATTTTTAGAGCCACCCATCATTCTTGGACGACGGTGATGAACTGATACGGGATAGCCTAGGAAATCTCTGTTACATCTTTCGCATTTGTAGAAAGCACGGGCTAGGACTGCGAATCGGGTTTCGTCAGAAACTCTATTAGGTTTAGGCTTTGCCATTGGAGTCTTTCATCCGCGATGGCGTCCAAGCAAGCAGGGCATACCGTTGAGTTCGTTTGAATTGCCATCTGCTGTACCAACCTACAAATCGAAATATCCTCATGAGTTAGGTGCCACCTGTTCATTATCATCTTCCAGCGGAGCATCCTTACCCCTGTTCAATTTTTCTAGTAACTCTTTTTTAATTTGTGCTACAAATTCAGGTGACGCTTTTTTCTTTTCCATTTCTTCAAACTGAAGAGACATCAAGCGCGAGCGCTCTCGCTCCCGAGAGTCGGCTAGTCTACGACGCCATTCACGATTTATGTGGGAAGGGTTTACCGCCGAGTCAAAGTTTGCGTAGTGCCATGAAACAATTTTCTTTGCTTCATCCAAAGAAATATCAGAATCTAAAGACTCACCCCATGCCCTGACCTTCAACTCATCAACCTGAACTCGAAGGTCATAGATACCAACGAAACCAATCAGGATTGAAATATCAGATAGATTCATTGCGGAACTTTTCTGCCAAGTCGATTGCTCTAATTGCTGATTGTTCATGTTTAGTTTTTACCCCCACTCCACGAAGAACTAAATCCATCTGACGCATTGAGGGAACTGTCCCGATGTAATCCAAAGCCTGTTCAATCTGCTCGGCTGTATAGCCTCGCTTCTCTGCCGCTTGACAGATTGCTAACAAAGAGTGCCACGCGCTTTTACCTAAAGGTTTAACTCTTTGCTTCTCCCACCATTTTCTAGCAACTGCTTCCGAGAGCGCGACAACTGCGACAGCAGTTTCGTCGCTCTTTGTTGTAGATAGGACGGATGTATAGGACGGATGGTACGGAGTGGAGTTGGGGAGTTGAACCTCCAAAGTTGGGGAGTTGGGGGTATCTGAGTTGGGGAGTTCTACCCCTCCTAAACTTTGTTCCTCCCCAAGAGAGTTGGGTAGTTTCTTCCATATCAACTGATAGACAGTTGCGTTCCCTCGGGAGTTTCCTTTGGTGATAATCTTCAAGTGACCGTCGGCAATCATCTCGTTGATGACCTTTCGGACATACTCAACAGAGCATCTACCCTTGGAAGCAAGATTCGATTGAGACGCAAAGAATCGACCATCATCATGAGAAATATCTGCGAGCGCAAGGTGAATTAAAAGTTTGGTTCCATCGTAAGGGGAGTCAGCCCAAACTTTTGTAATCCACCTGATGCTCACAAATCTCCTCCGCAATGAGGGCAATTTTTCTTTCGCCCTTGTCTCTCAACTACTCGACCTTGAATACAAGCCACATCTACATAAACTTTACAACCCTTTCGGGTTTCTTTTAATCGCGCAATGCGACCTGCTTTATGAAGCACGGACAATACACCCGAAGCCGTTCCGTGGTGAAGTCCTGTTATCTCAGATAATTCTTTCCATGTTATGCCTAGTAATTTTCTTTGAGCAAGAAGGTTGAGGGCTTGCGCTTGACGCAAAGCGGTCTTACCTGACCTATCTGCGTTAAGCGCTCGCTCTCTTGAAGTATCTGTTCCGCTATGTCCTGAAGTTCCGTTATACGGTAACTCGGGCTGGTTCAGTAAGGCTGACTTCATCGGATTCCTCTTCCAATTTCGGTGGCTTCAATTTCGTTTGTTGCTCTTTGAACTTGGCACGGAATTGGTCTACAAGCCCAACGGGGTAGGCGTCCTTGTTCGCGGTAATGTACTGACCGATTTCTGATAGTGATTCAATCGTGGTTGCCTGTTGAATCTTGATGAGAATTGCTGAAGGCGCTAAAACATCTCCAGCACTCGAGCGCTCATAGGAAGTTGCGTCAGGGTCTACCTCATCAGTTGGTAGGGCTAAGGATTGAAGCAAGGCGGTACGGAAAGCAACTGACATGGCTTTGGCTGTTGCCTTATCTCCTGAGTCCATCGCCTCTCCAACTACTGTCGCTTTAATGGCATCACCGTTTGCTCCGATGAATGTATAAGTTACTTTGACTCTGACATGACCCATAGCAGTTCGGTTCCGTCCTATCTCAACTGTTTGATATTCGCACTCTTCAACTGAAGGCACGACTACTACGCCGAACTTTTGAAGTGCTGGTGATACAGCGTTTACAACTGAATCAATTCCTCGGAAGTTAAAACCCTGTGAAGTGTTTTTATCTTTCTTGGCGATTGCTCCAACTGCTTTCATAACCTCACTCAATGCTTGAGCGATTGGTAATTTATTTTCCATGTTTTCTCTCTCTACTCGGATATTACAAATGAAACTGAAACTTCAGCAGGTATGACTTTGATTGCTGGAACAATTTCACCTTGGGTTGATATTACTTTATCATCGGACTGATTCAAAGCACCTAGGGCTTTTTTATCAATTTCTTTTTTGATTCGCACTAATTCAGGGGCGTTGGTCTCAGCCCACTCAAGGAACTTGGATTCATCCTCAATATCGAACTTGACTCGACCTGAAACAGTCTTGATGGTGCCGTGGGGCAGAACTATGCTTTTACGGTCTTTAGAGCGCTCCTGAAGGGCGTATGGGCGTAGGTTAGCCTCAAACCATTCAGCATCTCTTTCGAGGGCTGTATTGACCTTCTGAAGCCATTCTGTGACCCTTTGTACTTCTCGGTCAAAGATGGCTTGGTTATCTGATTGCTTGCGTCGGATAGAGGCAAGTTTTCTCATCGCCCAATCTGCTTTTGAATCGTCATCTACGACGAATGGCTCACGGGCTGGTTCTTCAATGATTTCAAAATCATCGACTGGTAATGCGTTGTCCATGTGGACTCCTCTCGTTAAGGGAGAGGGTACTAAACGGGGGTTAGGTTGTCAAGCCCTCAAAACCCTATGATTTGTCCAACATACACCGAGGCACCGACAATCGTGGCAATCATCAAAGCGCCGACTGTTCGAACTACCCACTCGGAGCGGGACTCCATTTTTTCAAGGCGGTCTGTGATGTGTTCCATGGCTTGAGCAAAGCGCTCGCTATCAGAATCATAAACATCTTTGCGAAGATAAGTTTGGCTGACATTGAGATTCATCTGCTTGACTTCCATGGTTAAGTCGTCAAGCCGACGCATAATCTCTCCTAAACTTGGTTTCACATCGTCGCTCATTTTTGGGAAGCCTTTGCCTCATCAGCGTTTTTATGAAGCGCCTCGAATTTTGGTCTACCAAAACCAACGATGGCAACTGGCAGATTGGGTTTTAACTTATTGCGATTCTTTTTTTTGTAAGCGCGAATCTTGAGGCAAACTTCGCCACCGTTTCTTTGGTCGCCTTTTTTATCTGAACTGGTGTTGCCTTCGATACAGGTTACTGTGCCGTCGCCATTGTCTTTGACAACAATCCCGACATGGCTAATTCTATCAACTCCATCTGCGGGAAAATCAAAATAAACAATATCTCCCGCTTGTGGTTGAGCATCTTCTCCTTCAAACCAACGCTTCATTTTTTTGAAAGCATCGGCTCCAGCAGGGGTGTAAACCGTATTAGGTATTTCAACTCCAGCCTTTTTCCCACACCAATTTACAAAGGCACCGCACCAAGGTTGGTTTGCTGTTTGGTACTTTGTTTTATTCTCGGGAACTGCCTCCTCGATATAGCCAATCTCAGCGGTGGCTATTTCGATTAAGAGTTCAGCGGTGCCTTTTGGTGATGACATTATTTTTTCTTCGGCGCTTTCTTGGCTGTAAGTTTGCCGACAACTGCCTCTGTAACTCCGTCAGCAATTTTGCCGAAAGCAGGGTCTTTAGGATTAGCCGCTCTAATTGCGACTGGAAGAACGGCAGAAATACCCGCCGCTAAAATTGCTTTGAGTGAATCGCCATCAAGGGCAAGGATGTCTCCGCCTGTAATCATGAAGGCTGTTGTAACCGCCGCTAAAAAAGACCGTCCGTATGAAGCGAGCATTGCTTTTTGTTTCTTGTTCATTTCATCTCCTAATTGTAGGTAGGTAAATAATAACCTATGGTTTCTGAACCTAGGTTGCTAAGTCTCCAAGACATAAAATATCAGAACCATTTGTGAGGACAAAAACCGTATCTCCCACTTGTGGCGCATAACTATGTAGGTATTTTACCGAGGGTAAAGTATTCGTATCTCCCGCTATTTGAATATCAACAGTCTTTGGACTGTTATTGGTCGCAACCACATAAGCCTGACGAAGCCTGAGAGTAGGGAAAGTGTCGGTGCCTTTGATTTGATTTACTAGATAACTCAAGTCCATCAGAATCTCCTACTTCGTCCGATTGCGTTCATAGAACTGTTAGCGCCCAATGGGATTGAGATGGCATCCAACATCAAAATCTTATCAACTCCAACTGGAGAACGGGTGACTTTAACAAGGTCATAGACATCGTGGGCAGGGTTCACAATTTGGTCCCATGTAATTTTTTCCGAGGCTCCGATAACTTTCTTCAACTCTGCGGCCGCCGCTTCTTGAGCCTCCGCAACTGTTAAGACGGTTGGTGAGGATTTGAATAAGGGAACTTCTCCATAAGTTTTACGGTAGGTAGGCGAACTCGGATTATCGTCCCACGCCTCGCCGATAACTCCAATACTTAAATTGGTTCCTTCTCCCGTAAAGATAACTCCGTTGTAAGACTCATCGATAGAAAGAGAACGCGCAATCTGAATCAAGACTGAATCTTCTCCGTCTGAGTACTCAGCAACGGCTACGCCCTTATCAGGGTCAGGTATTGGTCTCATGCGAGCAATACCGTTTTCATCAAAATATAAATCCATAGAAGCAGACTCAGCAATTTTTAACGCCTCACGCCAAGGGTCAGAGCCTTGGTCAAGAGTTGGATATAACAAAGTTGTTACTTGGTTTGTGGCTGGAAAGATAGTTTTGACTTGAGGGTATCTGTATTTGAGAATCTGTTCTATCGCTGTTTCTTTTGGGGTGGCATCTTCAATATAGAACTCATGGTTAGTGAACTTAGCCCTAGCCAAGATAAGGCTACGGTCTGAACCCTTGATGGAAACTTTAACGCCTTGAGCCGACTCGCTTATATCGACGCTGGTAATAACAAATACTCCAAGAGGAACTAACTCTTCAGTCCCATCCCCAAAAACAACTCCACGGTAAATTTTTACCTCACGGTTGTAAGGCAGTAAAACTGAAGAGATGTTATTGGTTGGTACGAGGGTTCCGTCGGTATCAACAAACTCTAAGGTACATTCACGACGGATAGACCTACGATTATCAATAGTTACCTCGCCACTTATCGGCGAGGCTTCGCTAAGGATGGTTCCGTTAGCCATATCGTAAATCTCAATTTTTACTACCGTGGAATGAGATTTCCGAACTGCTGTTTTGAAGTCATCGGAAACTGGATACATTACGGTGCCGAAACCTCAAAGTAGGTGACTTTAACTCGACGCACCAAAGAATCAATGTTGCCTGATTCTGTCCAACTTCTATCTACAAAGCGAACATATTTTTGGCGTCCTAGTGGGTCATGAACATGAAGTGTTCCTTGGTAAGTTAGAACTGGATAAAGGTCGTCCCATTCATCTTCGCCCGTTGTAACAAACTCGTAAGTGCCATCTACTCCATAAATAGATTGCGAGACAACAACAGTCTTAGATGCCCCAAGTGGTTTGAATACTCCGTAAGATTCTACGATGGTTGAATTCAAGGGTTGAAGCACATCAATGTTGTTAATCTTGATAGTTGGATTTTCAGGGGCAGTAAACGACCAAGTTTCAGGATTGGTAATTTGAATTGGTACGGTAGTTGTATACCCCGAGGAAATAGTTGCCATTAAATATCAGCCCTCGCTTTCGCACGATAAGTAACTGTTCTATCTAGCGGAACTTCATAATCATTTATCTCAGCAATCTGTGTGCTGTCAGCGGTAACTGGACTGTTTCTAATCGCTGAATAAGTGACTCCACTATCGTCTGAGCGCTCAACATCAAATTGAAAATTGCTAAATCCGCCACGGCTAAAGACGGGGATGTCGCCTGAATGAAAAGCAATTTTGTCTACATAGAAAACTTCACTTGAACCAGCGCTTGTTATCTTGACAAATACTTGAGCGTGGGTCGCCGTAGGGGGAGCAAGAACGGTTGCGCTGGCAGTAACAAAAGCAGAACTTGTTGCGCTAACGGCTGTACCAAAAGTTGTACTGATAGTAGAACCAGCCGAAGTCAGGTAACGAATACCAACGGAGACTGAGCGAGTTGTACTTCCTGCCCTTATGTCGGCAATGGCTGAAAACTCTTGGTTAGCGGTAACTGCGAACTTAGTTGCTAATGTTGTAGAGACTGTGGCATCTCCGCTCGAACTCGCTGTTACGGAAAGAGAGGCACTACCAACTGAAGCAAAAGAAGTTGAGCGAGCAATCGCACAATTTGTAACCGCTTCCCATCCAGCCGTATTTGTTTCAAGAGATGATTGGTTTGAAGATAAAGCATTTGTTCTACCAAAAATTGTGAGAGTGACGGCGCCTTCATTTGTATCAAAGAAAGCCGTTATCAAGGGAGTTGCTGGAGCATCAACATCAATAGTGAATTGGCTATATGCCCAATCGCTAAAGTAATTAGAACCATTTAATAATTGAGCAACTCTGACATAGGCTCGATAAGTCGTACCATCGGCAAGGTCGGCTTCAAGTGTCTGACCGTCGTTGGTTGAGGCGACAATCCCAGTCTCAACTGTTGGGGTGGATGTATCAGGACTAAAGGTTCCTGCGCCGTAAGTCGTTGAATCAAAGACTTTAATTTCATACGCGCTCTGTGGGTCACCGTCTGTATCAGAATAAGTCCAAGTAACGGATGGGAATGTTGTATCTGTGACCGTTCCGCTTGGTGCTGTAACGGTAACTGATGGTTGAGTCGTGGTGATTACATCCACATACAACTCATAAAGATTAGCGCGGTCACCCGAACTTGTTGCGTTATCGGTGAACTTAACAACTAGATTATCTATGAGGGTTTGACTCCACGCCTGACCGTTAGGAGCGCTGGTCAATTTCAAAGCGGTATCGACGGTAGTTATGGCAAGAGTGTTGGCTTTAGAGAAAGGAACTGAATAACTAACTGTTCGACCATTTCTATCGGTGATAACACCAAGGCTTAACTCAATGGCTCCAGTTGTGCCGATTGTTGCTTTTGCTCGTAAATTCACATAAGCAACTTTTTCAGTAGCCGCAAGAGTCTGTGTGCCAAACTCTGCTTCATAAGAAGCGGGAACTGTTGTACTCGTCCTAGTTATGTAAGTTGAATCGCTACTGTCAGCAAGCGCCGCATGAACTGAACCTGAGCCTCCTGAGATAGTAAAGGCAGAGGCATTGTTCCAGTTTGCGTTAGGTCTAAGGATGTAGGTAGCCATTATTTGTTAGCCAACTCCTTTGCCAAGATTGAGAATGTCTCTTGAATTCTTTGGGTAATTAAATCAGCCTTTTCATCGACTGTTTGTAGTCCGCTTGTATCAACATTTACTACGAAGGCGCCTTGTTCAATAACGATATTGTTTCCACCAAGCCCCCTAATGTTTGGCTCAAAGTCGGTGACTCGGGCAAGCGAGGCTTGAGCATTTCTTATTTGTTCTCCAAACGCCGCTTCGGAACCGAAACCACCAATCGCCGCACCTGCGAAACTAATTTGTTTCTGTAAATCATTGATTTGAGAAATAGCCTCTGCGCCACCGCCAAGAATAGACGCCGCTAACTGTGCGCCCTTGATTGGACCTGACTCTACTAAATCTTGAATTGCTTGAGCATCTAGTCCTAAGCCTTGAAGTGTAAGAATTTGATTAGCAAACTGTTGGCTCTTATCCAAGCGCATCCGCATATTCTCAATAAGAGATTTAGCCTTGGGAATAAATCCATCAGGAAGTTCAACACCCTTTAGACCAGCAAAACTCATGATGGTGTCTTTTAGAGAATCAGCAAACTGTTTCGCCGCATCTTGTAAATCTGTGAGGACATCACGCATTGACTCAATACCCGCTGTCATGGCGTCACGAATCTTCTTCATTAAGTCCGCTGACTTTTGAAGTTCATCTAAAGTGTCGTCATCTTCTCCGTTGATACCTTCTAAAGCCTCAGCGCGTTTTCTTTCCTCTTCAAGAATATCTCCAAAGCCAAGACCTGTTTTTAATTTTTCTGCTAAGTCTCCAAAGGCATCTGTAATTTTGCCTAGTACATCCCCAGTAGTAAAAGATTTAACTGCGGCCGCGAAGCCAAGAATTTGTTCTCCAGCCTTTAGGCTCAAGGAACTCAAGTTCTCAACTAAGAACTTACCTACCTCAACATCCTTGAGACCTTCCATAACATTGACTAACTTCTCAAGTTGTGGAATTGCGAAATCAACTACATCGCCGATAAAGTCGCCAAGGATGTCGCCTACTTCAAATTTCTTTAATTCATAAACAAAGTCGCCAACTTTGCTGACTGCCCCACCAATTATTTTTGAGGCATCGGAGAGCAACTGAACTAATTCTGTACCTAGTTTGATGTCTCCAGCCTCAATTACCGTTTCCCCCGCTTTTTTGGCAAAGCCACCAATGTTTGTGAGAGCATCACTTATTGACTGGACTAAACCTTCCGCGATAGGAACCTTAGTAACTTCAAGGATTGTATTTCCAATCTTTTGAGATACGGACCCAATCTTGGATAAACCACTAGAAATAAAATTAACTAGGTCAGTTCCAAATTGTTTTTCGCTGAGACCGCTTGCTGTCTTACTTACAGCAATAAGATTATCGCGGACTTTAGCAACCTTGTTTAGTATTGAATCAAAGGCTCCATCCGAAATGACTTGTTTTGTAGCACTTGTAATACTTGTGGCAAAATTACGAAGTGGTTTAGCCGCTGAATCAAAAGCAGTTTCAATTTTAGTGCCAAGCCCTAGAATTTTAGCGGCCGCCGCATCAACAGGTTTTGCTAACTCTGCGCCCAATTTAGGAACCAAACGCAAGCCGTTAGCAACTTCGGTAAGGAAATCAGCAACTCCTTTTGCCGCGGCTTTGAAGAAATCTCCAAATTTTTCTAAGAGCATTGCTAAGAAATTTGGTACAGCCGCCAATGCTTTACCAATACCTTCGGCAAAACCATTAAATAAATCAATAATCCCTTGTGCGACTTTTTGGTTAGCATCCAAAAAGTTATACAAAACACCTACTACTTTGGCTAAGAAACCGCTTACCTTTTCAATTAAGTCAAAATAAACGCTGGCAATAAAGTTAATAACCTTGGCTATGCCTTTTCCAATGAATGAGTTAGCATCAAGTAGGTCACCGAGGAAACTAATAAATATGCCGATGTATTTGAATATACCGCCAAAGACTGTGGCAAAAGCATCAATCAAGAAATCAAGAATTCCTGCTATCAACTTACCGACTAAAGCATTTGTATCAAGAAGGTTGCCAAGGAACTCAATGAACATACCAATGTATTTAATAATTCCGCCAATAACGGTAGCAAAGGATTTCCATAGGAAGTCAAGAATCATTCCGATAATCTTGCCGACTAAGCCATGGGTATCAAGCAACATACCTAGACCCTCAAGGAAGAAACCAATGAACTTCAGGATGCCACCGACAACTACTGCGAAGGCTTTGAATACAAAGTTGAGAACTGCTCGAACTACTTTGCCAAAGGCTGTCTGTCCGCTAGTCACATATTTGAGGGCATTGAGGAACATCATCAATGCCTTGACCACGCCGATAACAACTGTCAGGGTTGTTGTATAAATAAATTGGAATACCTGAATCATTAAGTTACCGAAATTAGTTGTAGGAGACATGGCGGTTCCAAAAGCAATTAGAAGATTACCAAGCCCAGTCAAAATAAAAGATAGAGCGGTGCCTACGGCTGTGGCGACCTTATTGAAAGCATCGGTAACAACATTTCGGAAGGTTTCGCTATTTTGCCAAGCATACACAAATGCTCCTACCAACAAAGCAATTCCCGCTATGGTTAGGAATAGTTGCGATGTGACCATTTTTTGAGCCGCCGCTAATAATTTACTTGCTTCAGTCCAAAGTTTAGTTGCGTCTTTTGCTAATAAACTTTTCGCAACATAGATAGCAGTAGCAATTCCTAAAGCCACGACAATAATTTTTAGTGCGTTTGCTACCCCTTTATTTTCTTTTAAAAAGTTAGTAGTTTTTTCAACAATAGAGGCAAGGGTATTTATTGCCTTAGCAAATATCATTACCGCAACTGACATAATCTTTCCGAATATGTCACCGATAGTTTTACCAATTCCCAAAATAGGTTGTAAGGCTTTTAACAATCGACCCATGGCTGTTTGAACCTGAGTTGAGGTGGCGACCACAGCCAAAAAACCAACCGCAACTGGGTTTAACATTTTAATTAAATTTCCAAAAATAGGAATAGTGCCAAATACATTTTTACCTGCCATGGTTGCTAGTGCCGCACCAAGACCCGCAATAACGGGCAAAAACATTTCAAATTTAGAAGCAAGGTCATTTACTTTAGTGCCAGTCATATCCATACCAGCAATGAAATCCGAGAACTTATCAATAGCCGTTGCGATAGGAGCGGTCAGTTTTACTATGACTTTTTGAATGGATTCAATAATTACCGCAAGTTTTCCGCCTGATGTAATAGAATCAACAATAGTTTTTTCAAATCTAAAAAGTGATTTGATGATTGGTCCAAAGCCTTTTACTAAGGCTCCACCCATGGCAACTTGAAGTTCGTTGTGTAGGTCACCAAAGAGAGTAATAAGTTTTGCTGGAGATTCAAGAGCCAAGGCGTAGGCGCCCGCCGCTTTAGTTCCTTCTTTTAGAACAAGATTGACAACTGCTTGACGGCGTTCTGCCATAGTCAAATCTTTTGCCGCTTTACCAATAGAACGGGCGTATCTCTCATAAGCGTCAGAGGCTCCAGTAGTAATACCTATCTGACGAAGAACTCGGGTGTTACCTGTTGTAACTGCGAATGTTACTGATTGAAGTGCTTGTTCCGCGCTAACGCTTGAGGCTACCGATAAATCTTGCGCTGTTTTCGCAAGAGCGGTTGCCTTAGATAAATCTATATTTGATTGGGCAAACTTAAGAGTTGTTTGTTGAGCAACCGCCGCTTGGATTCCAAGGCGTCGCATCTCATCAGATGTTTCTTTTAAGGCTTCGTAACCTTTACCAGTTGATACACCAACTGCTTCAAGTGCTAAATCTAAACGCTCAACCTCTGCGGCCGCTTTGAAAGATTTCATTCCAAAAGCAATTAATCCAGCGATTGCCGCACCCGAAGCAACGCCAATCGCTGTTAATGAACTTTGTAATTTAGAGGAAGCCTGTTGGAACTCATTAGCCGATTTAACGGCTCTATCCATTCCTTGAGTGAACTGGGCTGAGTCCGCCGATAACCGAGCGCGGACTTCCATGGTTGGTGATTCAGCCATTTATCTCCTCGCCTTTGCTCTTCTCTCGGCTTTCTCGCGTTCTTTTTCTTTGAGAAGATAGAGCGCGTTCCACTCAGTTAATTCCATACTGCTAAGTGGGCGGTGGGCTTTACTTCCGTAAAGAAGTTCACCCACCGTCCGACCTAACTTTTCTGCTAGTTCGAAAAGAAACCGTCTCTCAGGATTCTTTAGGAAATCGCGCCTGTGACTCGTCTACCGCCTTTTCTCCAAGACCTGAACTGCCAAGAGCCTTTGTTGCCAAACGCTCGATGACTGCGCCATTCTTTGAAAGGATGGCTTCACGGTCTTTTTCTGTAAAGACTGGTAGACCCGTTTCAGGGTCAAACACGGTTGCGATAACAGTCTTTGCGTACATATTGGAGACATCCACTTTATCTGCCGAGGTTGCCCCTTCAGTAAGTGTTGCTCGTTGCGCCGCTGTCATTGAACGAATCTCGACAGTTACTTTCCATTCAGGAACTTCAAGTAACTCTTTCGTAATATCATCGGCTTCAAATATCTTTCCGCGTAAATCTGTCATTTCTTTTTCTCCTTGGGACACTAGGTTGGTCACGATAAATTATTTAGTTTTTTTGAATCAATTCCTATTATGAATAGGTGCCGCGAGTAACTGCACCTGTCACTTGGAACTCGGCTGAGTATGTCACTACAT